AACTCCATCAGATGTAGTGTACGCGTGAGTTCTAAAACCAAAAGCATAACTATTAACAAAATCGGTAGTTGTACCTAAGACACCTGCCGTAGATTCGCGTATCCAGTTAGTGGGGGTATAGGTAATTAGTTGAGAGCCCGCGCGTTTTTGTACGCCACCCTGAGGTATGATAATAGCATTTTCTAAAATCTTTAAACCTTTTATATATTGAGGAGCATCTGTATTACCAAATGAACGAGGGGAAAGTTCCCCTGATGTAAATGAAGTTTGAATAGTATGCGCTTTAGCCACAATTATCTCCTAGAATTTATAAACGTCTTTGTTACTACCTTACCAGTGTAACTCTCTTGGGCGTCGAATGCACGCGCGCCTCGGAGTTTCATTTCTGATTCCTGTAATAATAATTGTTTGGCTCCGGGATTTAGATTTTCACTTAGGTCTATGGCAATTAAGTAAGATAAAACTTCTGCAGATAATGCATCAAATTTACCTTCCACCACGTCTGAAATGTATAAGAGTTCGCATTCAGTATCGTTTGTAAAGATGTAATCGCCCTCTTTTACCCACGGATAATCATTCTCATTAACCTGTAGTACACGAAGACAATCAATAGGAGCACGAAATTTATTATCCCACCCAAAGGCAGGAAGTGTAGCAGAAGCCGCAATAGCGGCTCTCTCAGTAGCAAAATTCCAAGGATGTGACCTTAGAAATGCTTGTTTTAATTTTGAGTATTGTTCTTTGCATAACTTAGCCTGACGTGTGTCGTCCTCAAGGCTGACAATCATGTCAACCCCGAGTTTTGCTAATCCGCTATTGCAAATATCTATATCGCTAGACATTGTAAACTCCGATTAAAGAGCGTACTTAATGTAGCCCTTGATAGAATCAGTTGTAGTGGTAGAAGTCCATGCATCAGTTACAGTAATCTGAATGTCAACTTCGCCAGAAAACTTTTTCAAGTGTCCTGCTAAAGCACCACCAGCTTCTTGAGCTTGTTGCATAGAGAAACTGTCTGCAGCAACGTCGCCGTCGATTGCAGCTAATAAACCATCTGGATCTGCGGCTTCAACAGTAACAGCAGAGGAATTCAATTCCAATGATGCTGCCCAACCTAATTCAAGAACAGTAGTGTCTCCTAAATCTGGTAACAATAAAACTGCATCCAATACTCGCGCACCTTTAGGTAATCGAGCTAATTTAATAACATCCGCATTCGAAGGCACAACAGAAGGGATTGGGTAGGTAAAGTAAAGAACTTTTACTAAACCATTAAAGTCCGGTGAGTTGATCTTAGAACTTGGAACTTCAACATATGCATCAGAAAACTGATCTCCGTATAATGTAGCCATATTTTATATCTCCTTAAAAGTTATGGGGGATTGCTCCCCCGTTAATTATGATTCAGTGCAAAGAATTTCTTGAACTTTAACTTCTTCCATTCGGACTGCTCCGATAGACATTTTAGCGTATGCTTGCATAGAGTAACTCTTGTCATCTCGTTCAGAGATTCGAGAAGTCATATCTTCGCCAACAGCTAAAATTAAACCAGCTTTGTTGTAAGCATAACACTTACGCGCGTTTATTAAAGAAGTACCAGAACCTATGGCTCCAGTTGTTCCAGAGCCAGATAAGGCAGCAACTTGCAGCTCTAATCTAGTTACTTTGATAAACTTAAAACCCATGAAAGTATCAACTGCGCCAGACACTAACGCTTTTACGCTATTGTAGTCTTCAGAAGTTACTTGAGTTTGACCTAACAAAGAAGAAATTTGGGAAGGAGCACACACTAAGAATCTCTCAGCGTCATCAACGTCTGCATCGTCAAACTTTTTAGCAATCGCACGAAGTGTGATTACGTTCAAGTTAGAAACTGCAGTTCCGTCGTTAGCTGCGTATCTTTGTGCATCGGGAAGGGTAACAGCAGTTGTTCCACCTTTACCAGAGTATGCAGTTCCGCCAGCAGCAGCGATGATAACATCGTCCATTGCGCGTCCCATAGCCCACATTGCAGCCATAACATAATCATTGGTAGGATCATTTAAAGAACGTAATTTATCTTGGCTGTCGATAAGGTCAGCCCATTCATAGTCCACCATTGAACACGCACGTCTTGAGTGTGGTGTATCTAATTGTGGGGTATTGCTATGTCGGCCAGCTTTTACAACTGCCGCTACAGTACCAATACGATCATAAAAAGCTACTTCTGCTTTTTGTGATTCAGTTCTAACAGTACCACGTAACTTAGAACCCTTTTGTTGAGACAAATGCAGAACATTTGCATTAAACTGGTTCACGAAATTTTGATCAATTTGACTAGACATTTAAGTCCTCCTTATTAGTTGTTATTTATGGACATTTGAATTGCCCTCTAAGGAGGATTCGTACACAGCATTGTTTGTGTGAACATGCAGAGATTTACGCAAGTAAATTGCCTCTGCACATAGGAAATCACATTTTTTGTATCCCTGCAACTATTATCTTGCTTTTGTTGCAGAAGCAGCTTGGAACAGGCCAGTGACCTCTGCCAATGCCGCTTTATGCCCCGGATGCTCTTTAATGTAGTATGGGTGAGATAGATTAGACAGAATAACACCATAGGCCTCTTTAGCCGCATTTGGGGTTAATCTTCCGCCCGTACCTGCGCTTTCTTTAATAATTCCATCTTCTTTAAGGACTGTAGCCACTTTAGAGAATAACTTTATTAAGTTAATATCATTAGTAAGGCCTGTATCATCTAAGTATTTAACAGTTTCAGGATCAGCAAAATGAGCTACGGCTGCTTGTGCTTGGTTAATTTTTTCGTTATACGCTTCGCCCCATTCGCCCTGTAACTTCTTTAAACCCACAACTTCAGCGTCTTTTTGACTCTTAGTCATATTAGTTATAGCTGTCTGATTCATTGTTTCAAAGTGGCCTAGCAATGCCTGTGCCTGTGAGGGCAATATTCCAAGTTCGTGGGCTTTGGCAGCGAACTGTGGGGCGAATTCTTTACTAAGTGGGGAATTAGCGTCCACGTTAATCTTATAATCTTTAACATCTTGAGGTAATCCAAGTTTATGGTACACATCTCTCCATTCTTCTGGAGTTGCGTGCTTACTTGGTAGCGCAATTTTATCTGCGCCAATTAGTTTTTGAGCATTGACATAGGACTTTGCAAGAGATGGGATATCGTTAATAAGTTTGAGCGCACTACTTTCCTGTAACTCTGGAGACAACGATAATTTCCAATCACTAACTTGCTTCCCCGAGGTATTGTCAGGGTTACTATTATTTGCATTGGGCGTCTTTCCACTTGCTGGATCATTTCCAGTACTTCCTGCCCCTTTTGGAGTAAGAATCCCGCCCCCTCCTTGAGTTACAGTATCACCAGATCCTCCTGTCGAAGCTCCAGCTCCTCCAGTATTAGTTCCACCGCCTCCCGAGTTAGCATTATCGCCTCCTACAGCTTCCATCAATAGTCTATGCATCTTTAACATTGTTCACCCTTTCACGAAGTTTGTCTTCGTCTATATTTAGCATTGTTAGTATAAAAAGAACTACGTTACGTTCTCCCTCATGGAAAGCCAGTCTATTAGGACTATCGTCCATGCTAGATCGTAGCATGTAGCGCTTAATTAAATCGTTTACTACTTTTTCAGCCTGTGCAGTGCCAAAAACATTTCTATAAGCTAAAAGTAAGTCTAAAGACTCTTTCGCCTTTTTCTTGGCCGTAGCTTGCGCTTTAGCCTGAACTTGTACTCTATTCTCCATCTATTCACCCTTGTTGCGGAGCCTGTGCGGCTTGCGCCATCTTTGCTTGAGCCTCAACATTTGCAGCATTGGTTTGCGCCTGTTGAGCTTGTTGTTGTGCTTGTTGTTCCTGTTGTTTTAACTGTAGCACATCTTTATCAGAATTCAACATCTCATGCGGAATACCTAATATAGAAGCAACAGCCTTAACTGTACCTGTAGAGTTTACATAGTGTCGGGCACTTGGGTCAATGTTTATTAACGGCTCAAGAGATTGCCAGAAACGCATTATATTCTGTAACCCACCCATACGCTGCGCTTTTGCGATAAACGATGTATATTTAACTGTAAAACCTTTTCCCTGTAA